AACAACAGACGGCCTTATTTGTCCACGTGGATGTGCTGCGACGCTTTACCATTTATGTGAACGCATTGGTGAAGATATTCATACTATCGACCAACGCCGGACCCTAAACCCGGTTAATTTCACCTTTGTCGGGGAACTGCGGCATTTGCAGCGGCAAGCCGTTGATGGTGTCTTGTCCCGTGATAGTGGTCTACTTGAGGCAGGCACCGGTGCGGGTAAAACCGTTATGGGGCTTTATCTTATTGCCGAACGGAAACAGCCTGCGCTTGTGGTGGTTCACACCAAAGAACTTTTTAACCAATGGCTTGACCGGATTGAATCTTTCTTGAGCATACCCCGTGATGAAATTGGGATCATCGGCGGCGGCAAGTTTTCCATTGGAGACCGGATCACAGTTGCCACGGTTCAGAGTCTATACAAACGTGTTGATGAAGTCGTGCCACATATCGGCCACCTGGTAGTTGATGAATGCCATAGGGCACCCAGCAGGATATTTACCGAAGCTGTCAACGCTTTTGATGCCCGGTATCGGTTGGGGTTGACTGCCACACCATGGCGGCGGGATGGATTATCAAAGGTGATTTTCTGGACCATGGGCGATGTCACAGGCCGGATTGATAAGAAGGATCTTGTCCAGGCCGGTAATCTTTGCCCGGCAGAAGTCAAATGGATCAAAACCGAGTTCAACCCGTCTGTGGATGCCAGTGAAAAATACAGCAAAGCTTTGTCTGAGTTGACCGAAGATGAAACCCGAAACCGGTTGATTTGCAAAGCCGTCTCTGAAAACAACGGCCATGGTATCAGCTTAATCTTGTCAGACCGGAAAGCCCATTGTGATGCGCTTCAAGATATTCTGTCTGATGCCCATGGTATCCATGCCGAAGTATTGACCGGCAGTACAAGCCATAAGGAACGTGAACGGATCATTGCAAACCTGCAGGATGGTGAATGTAAATACTTGATTGCTACAGGGCAATTGATTGGTGAAGGGTTTGACCTGCCGGGAATATCAACCGTGTTCCTGGGGACCCCCGTCAAATTCTCCGGGCGATTGATTCAATATATTGGCCGGGCGTTACGGCCAGCTCCTGGTAAAGACAAGGCCATGGTCTTTGATTTTGTAGACGTGCATAACCCGGTGTTCACTGCATCGGCCAAAGCCCGGCATTATACATATCAAAAGCAACAGATTATGAAATCAGTGTAGGAGCAGACAAGATGGTAAAACAATTCTGTGCAGCCCATCCGTGCCGTGAACTGGTGACGCCACCAGAACGGTATTGCCCAAAACACAAGCACCAGGCCAAGCCAGACCGGACCAGGCAGGAGAAGAAAGAAACCGATCCGTTTTATGGTACGGCAAGGTGGCAGAAGTTCCGGGATTGGTACAGGACGCAACACCCATTGTGTGAGAAATGCCAGGCGGCGGGGCTCATTGTTCCCGGTGAGTTGGTAGATCACATCATTGAATTGAAAGACGGTGGAGCCCCGTTGGATGAAGATAACGTCCAGACTCTATGCCGGACATGCCACGCTGGTAAAACAGCGGATGAGGCAAAGAAACGGGGACGACGAGAGAGAAAGCCGAAGGTGTACAGCTATTGAAAATCATCAGCTACCTGAAACGTACACCGTATGTGGCTCCCAAGTGTGCATCGCTCATGCGAAAAAGCTTTTTACCCAAAATTTGAAAGGATAGGAATGGAACCGATAGTTAGACTCTGGCCAGTGCCTAAAAATTTGCAAGGCTATGGCCGCGATTTTTATCGCCGTGTTGGGAAGCAGCTTGTGGCTGTTCAAATATTGACCGAGCTGGACCGGGAGTCCTTCAATTCTCTTGCCAGCGCCTATCACCTGTTGATGGTTTGCCAGGATTCAATCAATGATCTTGGCGCCGTGGTCAAGGGCAGCAAGGATGAAATCAAAAAGAATCCGTCACTGACCAGTTATAAAATGGCATCCGATATTTATAACCGGCTGTCCCGTCGTTTCTACCTGACCCCTGCAGACCGGGCAGGCGTAACCATAGAAAGGCCGAAGGCGAAAAATGGCAAAGAGAAATTCTTCGGCTAAACCCACATGGGTAGATTTCAAGCTTGGTTCCGGGCCAGATCACTATGATCCGTTTGTCCAGGCCGATGGATATCACCTTGATGTTAAGGCCGGGCAACGGGCAGTTGATTTCATTGAACAGTGTTGCACCCATGTAAGGGGCCCACTTAAAGGGAAATCGTTCATCCTTGAGCCTTGGCTTGCTGCCATTGTTGGGCACCTATACGGGTGGAAGTCCCGGTCCACCGGTTTGCGCCGGTATCGGGAATTGCTTTTGCTGATTCCCCGGAAAAATGCCAAGTCTCTTCTTGGTGCTGCGCTCAGTCTGCTTGAGCTGTTTATGGGCGATCAAAACACGCCGGAAATCATGATCGGATCAGGTGACCGGGAGCAGGCCCGGCAGATGTTCGATACAATCAAATTGATGATCCAGAATGAAGAAGAACTAAAATCCCGCCTGGAAGTATACAAAAATATCATCCGGTACCCCGGGAATGACGGTTGGCTGAAGGTCGTAAGCTCTGAGGCATATAATCTGCATGGCGCAAACCTGAGTGCTGGCTTTGTAGATGAAACTCATGTGGTGAAACGTGATCTGGTGGAAACCATGGCTACGTCACAGGGAGCCCGGTTAGAACCATTAATGGTAAACCTTTCCACCGCCGGGTATGACCGACACAGCATTCTCTATGAGAAATACGAATTTGGTAAAAAGGTTCGTGATGGCATTATCGATGATCCTGCATTTTTTCCTGTGATCTATGAGGCAAATCCGGAAGACGATTTGACCGACCCGGCCACCTGGGAAAAGGCGAATCCGAATCTCGGAAAAAGTATCTTCTTTGATTTTCTGAAAAGAGAATGTGAGAAGGCCCAGCAATCCCCCGCTTTTGAGGCCACATTCAAACGTCTGTACCTGAATATCTGGACAGAGGCAGAAAACCCTTGGCTGCAAATGGATCGATATGACGCCTGCGTTGGGGAATTACCGGATCTCCGGGGCCGGGCGTGTTATGCCGGGCTGGACCTGTCCACCACAACAGACCTTTCGGCACTTGTCCTTGTGTTCATGCCTCTGGAAGAGGGGGAACCTTATTGTGTCCTGCCCTTCTGTTGGGTTCCCGGTGACCGCATCCTTGAGCGGTCCAGGCGGGACAAGGTGCCATACAACACGTGGAGAGACCAGGGATTCATTGAGGCCACACCAGGGCCTGTTATCAATTACGACTCTATATTTAACAAAGTTGATGAGGTGGCACAGGATTATGAATTAAAAGGCGTTGTTTTTGACCGCTGGGGCTCTGACCAAATCATACAAAAAATAGAGGCAAACGACATTGAGGTTATCAAATTCGGCCAGGGATTTAAGGACATGTCCCCGCCCACAAAGGAGTTATCAAAACTTGTCCTGGAAGGAATGATGTGTTTCCCGGATCACCCGGTTTTAAGGTGGTGTGCTTCCAATGTCGTGGTTGAGGAAGATCCGGCGGGTAATATAAAAATGAGCAAGAAGAAATCCATTGAAAAAATAGACCTTATGATTGCCATGGTCATGGCGCTTGATGGATGTATAAGAAATGTTGTGAACGATGTTACCTATGATGGGGGTTTATTTTGGTTATGAGAAATGAAACAGAAAAAGAGTATCGGTGCCCTTGCTGCGGTCGCAAACTTGCCGTAGGAAGACTTATAAAAATTAGGGTGAGATGCCCGAAATGCAAAAAGATGGTTGATTTAAAATAGTAATGTGATATATATAGTAATATAAATTTCGTGCGTCCAGTACGCCATTTGTCATAGTGCTTCCAAGTAGGCCGATTTTCAAGAACACCATGTTCTTGTATCGGCCTTTTTTATTGGCCGGAAAGGAAGCGATGAAAAAGCAAGTCAGATCCTTCAAAATAGGGAAGATCCGGAGCGTTGAAGCCCGAACCGTTGAGGCGGTTATTTCTTCCGAATATCCGGTTCCCCGGTTCCAGGGAGATGAGATTCTTGTACATACTCCCGAAGCCGTTGACCTGAGCCGGTCCCCCCTCCCGTTAATCATCGCTCATGATGACACAACGCTGCCCGTGGGGATAGTTGAAGAACTGGCCCTTGACGGCACAAAACTTCGGGGAGTCTTACGATTTAGCAAAAACCAAGATTCAGTATGGCAGGATGTTCAAGACGGTATCCTGCGAAACCTGTCTATTGGATACGTCACAATGCAGATAGAGCCCCCGGAAAAGGGAGAATACCGGGTCACTAAATGGCAGCCTTACGAATGTTCATTGGTGGCAGCCGGAGCAGATCCAACAGCACAAATTGGAAGAAATTTTAACAATAAGGATAGTAAAAAAATGGATATTAACGACCTGAAACAGACCCGTAAAGCCAGCATGGATAAAATGAAAGTCCTTGCCGGCACCAAAGACCTGACCGATGAGCAGAAAACCGAACTGCGGACCCTGAAAGCCGAAGTCGAAGACATCAACCTTCGCATTGAATCCTTGGAAATGACCACTGATGACACCGGTGCCGACACCAGACAGAAACCCCGGATTGAAATTATGGAGCCCACGTCCCGGGATTTCCGGACCAACAAAGAATATATCCGGGTTTATGATAAATTTCTCAGAGAAGGCCGTGGGGCGCTT